GGGTATCGGAATGGAGGATACTAATGAGTGTCAGGCGTAGATTAGGAGAAGGATTGCAGTCATTTGCCAGCACGGTAATGGATGCTCGGAAAAACAACGAAGACGACGATGACCTTCAGATTGAGGCTCTTATTCAGGGGTCAGTTCCGAGTAATATCCTGCGTGATTTTGACCCGACAAAACTAAGGGAATTAGGTTCTGGCCTCTATCCTGGCAACGATATGAACTCCTTGCTTTCTAAAATCTTCGGTAAATAAGACTATGGCTATTTCACGACGAATCGGTGAGGCTCTTCAAGGTTTTGCTGGTGGTTTTCTACCTGCGTGGCAGGACATTCAAAACAGGGAACTTGAGGGAAGAAAACTTGATTTAACAGAGTCAGAGCTTGAGGCGTTGAATCAATACAGACTCGCTCATGGCAGGTTTTACAATACCCGATCAGATGCCATTGATAGGGCGATGATGTTGATTGACGGATTCATGGGGACTGGTGGTCGTGGCGAGAACATCCTGAGAGGATTTAGACCTGAGCAACCATCATTGGGTGGTCGCGTTACATTACCACGGGCAACAGGTTCAGATCCTCAAGCGCGATTTCATCCTGCATTGACGCCAGGAAGGGAACATGCTCGTCAATTTTCTGAACCATTGGTTCCAAAAAAGTTTGATTTAGATGGGGCGGGACCGTTATATCAAGATCCTGCACAGTTATTAACAAGGCCAACGCCTTCTGCGCCGGGACAGATGCCATCGCCTCCCGCATCAGGACCATTACAAAGAGCCTTTTCTCAGCATACGGCAGCGCAAAGTCCCAATATTGTGCGAGGTCCGACTGCACCGGATTATGCGACTCCCGATCAGTTTGATCGTCCTTTTTCAACACGACAACCTGACTTCCGTTCTGGTGTCACGGAAACATTGAACCGTGGTCGGCTCCCTGAGCATCTTGATGCGAGACTCGCTCTAGGTCTTTTATCTGGTGCCACAGGGTGGTCGGGAATGGGTCCAAACCCGATATTGGGTGCAGCGCGTGATCCTTTTGCGCGTGAGTTAGCGGAGCATTTATATACTGTGAGGGAAGAAATGCTTACGCGAGCAAATATAGATGAAGTGACAGGTCGAGGGCCAGTTGTAAGTATGAATATCACTGGCCCAAGAGGGGAAGATCGTCAGATGCAGATTCCACAAGCGAGAATGTTTGCATCACCTGAATGGCGAGATAGAAATAATATCGATCTTGGAGGGACGGCCTCGGAAGATGGTCAGTCTCGAACATTCAGTATCCCCTCAAGTCAGTCGGCTGCAACGGGCGCATCCGGTCAAGACGGCATAACACGAACCCCTGAAGGTGGTGTTATCTCCCAAGAAATGACGACGTTACAACAACGGCAATTACTCCCTCTCGCTGGAATGCAACGCATGGTCGATGAGATCGGTGAAATGGCTGTGATGTTGAATACAATGGATAATTTTCTTTCTGTTCCTTCTGGAATGATGAGGACTGCTGGAGCGTGGTTTAATGTTTCTGAGGCTGGTCAGTTGCAACGTCAATACAATGATGCCGTGCAATCATTCGCCACTCAGTTTGCGAAATTGGGTGGAGAAGAAGGTCGATTGTCTGATTTAGATATTGAGCGTGCTATCAGGATGCTACCAGCAGCGACAGATACGGAAACACAAGCTCAAGCGAAGATTGCTCGGATGAAGGAGTTTTTAACGATTCAATATTTAACATCTATTCGAGGTACGCCAGCTTTTCCTGAACACGGACCTCCTGGTATGGATGTCTTTGATAATCCGTCCTTGCAAGAGATGTATCCCGGTTTGGGTAATCGAAATCTTGGTGATTTACGGATTGAAGGGCTTTGGGGCAGTACTCCTCCGACGACAACTGAGGAGGTTCGATAGCCATGTCGATTCGTTATAAGCACACGATTCATTCTCCGCTTGAGAGTCCCTACGGTGGCGCGTCGATGGTAGTGGAGTCTGATAGTCAGACGCCTCCGACCGCAGAACAAAAGCAGTCGATCTTTGAACAGGTGCATGGGACAGGGGTTGATGTTGCGGGGATGACGTTAACCAAACAGGATGTTCCTGATGCTCTTGGTATGGGGGCCGGTATTGGGGCGGCATTTACACCATCCAGAGCATCTTTATTGAGAAGGTCTCCTGGTATTTCTGCGATTGTCGGTGCGGCTGGAGCGGCTGGAGAGATTGGAAAGCAATTTTCAACACCGTCTGAGGTAACAGCGGGAGATGTAACGTATACCATCCGTAATATTCAAGAACCGGCGTTTCTCGGTGCAGGTCAGGTGAATTATGACCCGACATCGTTTCTGAGTCGCATGAAAATGCCAATCGTTCGTGGAGCAGAACAAGCTGGCATGGAGATGCTTGGAACAGCATTGTTTCAAAAACCAATGGAGATGGCTGGCCGTGGATTGCAAAATCTCGCAATGCGTGGACCGACTCCTGCGTTTCCTGGGCTTCAAGCTGAAACTGGCGGTGGAATTATTCAAGAATCACTTGAGCATGGAACGAAGCATGGATTCGGATCGGGGATTGGCCCATTGTCTGGTCGTGCTGGCTGGAGACAGGGCGTTCGTCCAGACCCCAGGGTGGCTCAAACTGCGGAGAATCTCGCGCAAGGTTTGGGTCGGGAAACCGGAGGAATTAAGACTGGACGCTTGCTCGAAGCGATTACAAATAGCGTCAATGAGGTAAATGAGATTGTTCGTCCTTATGCAGTACGGGCATTAGAAAGAGTTGATCCAAGATCGTTCTTAGATGACATTTTATCTGCAACAACATCTTCCCGTACGCGTGATAGCGTTGGTGATTATGTTCTGAGAATGGATGATTACGCTGGCATCAATAATGTAGCGAAAGAAGCTGCTAACGAAGGTATTGAGGGTTTCGGCAGACTCTTAGATCGATATGTAACAACAGCCGGTAAAGAGGTGCCATATGATTCCGAGGCTGTGCTGACGAACATCTTTGGACACCCTGTTTATATGGGAAAAAGTGTAAGTTTGACTGATGCTGGTGAAATTACACTCGGTCAGGCGATTTCCGATAAGCGGTTCTTAGAAGAAGGCATTTTGGATACGATTTATAAGAAGATTGCGAGTGGCGAAGGGGGCAAATTAGGTCGCGCTGAAGTACTGGCGAAGGCACTGCGTGATGCGTTGGAAATGCGGATACAAGGCACGCTGGCCCGCGAGGGTGGAGATATCGCAGTAAAGAGGTATAACCAGCAGAATCTTGAAACGCAAACCATTAACAGGTTAGCAAAACTCGTCGCTCAGAGTCCAACACAGCCTTTTAGTAGGGACTCTGCTTATATGACTCTTGGTGGTCTTGCGGGAGCGACAGGAGGGTCAATGGTCGGCCAGCCTGGTCTTACGGTTCCATCGTTGGGATTGGCTGCGCTTGGCGGTGCTACCGTGTCTCCGCAAGCGACATCTGCTGTTGCGCGGCAATTATATAGAGGTTCGAGGCATCTTCCTGTCGGTCAAACGGGTGTGCGAGTTGCGGATATGGCCTCTGATACGCCAGATGCTTATGGGTTATCTGGAGATGAGCCGAGAGATGTATCGAGAAGGCGTCGTCGTCAGCAAAACCTTGCATCTTCTGGTTCTGTGTTAAACGAGGGGTATACTCCACCAGTTCGTACGCGGCGTAGAGGAGATCCATCACGTAATCGTCGTCGTAATAATCTCATGGCGAGTAGGTAATACGAGGTAATATGCGATGGCTCCTGACAATGGGTGGAATGAATACCAGCGGCATGTGTTGGCTGAGTTAAAGCGATTAGACTCCACCTTGAATCAGGTGCAGGATGATGTAGCCGAGATACGCTTGCATGTTGAGGTGCTACGGCAAAAGGCGGTCACATGGGGCGCGTTAGGCGGGTTTATTGTATGGTTGACCACGGTACTTGGCACGACGTTGGTGCAGTAACCGGAGAAAGGTGAATCCGATGAAAGCATGGTGGAAATCAAAGACGTTCTGGCTCAACATTGCGACACTCGGCGTGGCCTCGGCCATAGAGCAACCCAATCCAGAAGTCCTCGGACAAGCACTGGCCGTGGCGAATATTGTGCTGCGCTTTTTCACGCGCACCTCTATCGGAGCCAGTGACGGCTAATCCTGTTTCAAAATTTTAACCAAGGCGTTTTACCGATTGATTACCATTCATGTCCACATTGAGGGCAGGTGGTGACTTTCTTCGCGGGAGTGCTGGAACCTTTGACATGCTCCCGCACCTGTTCCCGTGTCCATCCCTCGTCAGCCGCTTGGCGCAGGACTGACTGGCGTTCATCGCGGTTCTTAATGGGCGCGGCCTCACGATGGTGACTCCATGAGACATCAGCATTCCGTTCCTCGATAGGGTA